TTAACCAGTAGGCATTATGGATACTATCCATTGCCCATTTAGTGCAGGGATGATTACGGAATGCTCCCTTTTCAGTCTTGTAGGGAGTTCCATCTGCTTTAGGAAGAGTACCATAACCGTGTCCCCATTTTTCCGATGCAACAATAGAAAGCATTTGACAACATTCTAGAGGCATCTTGACTATATGTTTATCTGGGAGGCAAATGGCACTTTCCGCGGGAAATGGTGAGGTGGCAAAAATATTCATAATATAAAAAATCAAAAATCACTCAAAAGAAGAATCAGGTTCCAGAGCGATATAGTAATTCAAATTGTACTTTTCATTGGTGAAACGAGATAAAAGTTTACGTGAAACAACCACATCATAAGTACCTGGAATAATCTTAATGTTTTCCACCTTAAAGTTAAAAGTAAAAGCAGAATTAGTTTCACCAACTACAATAGAATATTCATTTGAAGTGTCATTCTTCTTATCACGAACAACGAGACGAATTACACCTGCTTCACCAACTGCAGAAAGATCTGGGAGTTGATAAACTGCAGATGCCTTAATGAGTTTATCAAGTTGAGAATGTTCCAATTGAAAGCAAACATCTTCAGATGGAAGAGAAATTTGCTTTTCTGGTGGAGAGACAATTACTTCAGGATCAGCAAAGAAGTATTTTACCCTTCGTTTTCCTTCACGAATAATTACGTGAGAATCATTGGTAAAATCAAGATCCGGATCTTGGTGCAAGTTCAATCCATTTAAAAATTGATTGAGATCATAAATTGCAAAATCTTTTGGAAATTCTTCTTTAATTTCTGCCTCTGCGAGAATGTTTTTCATCACAGAAATTGTACGAAGACTAGAACCAGACTTAACCAAAATTGATTGATTGATTGAAGCAAAGTTCTTAAGGATAGTAATAGTAGATTCAGAAAGTTTCATAGTTTGGAGTTTTAATTTCACTTGTTTTCAATAAGATTCAGATGATTAATCAAAAGAATGGTGTAATGCAGAACTTTGAATAGATCCGCACGAGGAGTTCCTTTAGTATCATACCGATCAATATACTTGGTCACGTTACCAGCACAAAACCCTTCACGACGATTATGCTTAATCTTGTCAAGGGTTTGCTCTGTTCCACCACCAGTCCTATCAACATAATGTTGACTATAAGTTCCTTTAATATATTCTTCAAGTTGCTTGAGAATTTTATCTTCGTTATATTTCCAAAAATTATTTGTGTTTTTGTCAGTCATAAAAGTGGGATTTTTTGCAACATCAATTAGTCCATTTTGGTCATTCACATTAAAAGTGAACTTGTTTACAAGATTGCGTTCATCTTCTGGTCCGAACATAATAAAAAAGAGTCATAATAACCTTCATCAATCATATCAGTTGGTCTTGAATCAGTCAATCATCTTACTGAATCCTTTTACCTTCTCAAATTTAATTACTTTATCAAATTTATCCACCAATTCGTCTGTCTTATGTGATATGACAAATACATTAGTATTGCTAATAATAAATTTTATAATACGTGTAAAATAATCAGTTCCAGCAAAATCTAAAGAACTATCAAAGACTTCATCCAAGATAAGAAGATTAGTATTTACAGAATTTTTAAGTCTTGCAACTTCTCTCCAGGTAAACAAAATTGCAAGATTGATTCTCATCTTTTCCCCTTCACTGAAAGACTCATAACTAAAGTCTTCATAAATTGGTGATTTTATAAGTTCTTTAAATTCTTCATCAAAAGTAAAGTTAATATAAAAATCCATCAACTGCAAATACTTATTAATAAGTTGATTCATCGTTGGCAAATAATTTTGTATAATTTTTGCCTTGATGCCTCCATCTTTCATCAATAAGTGCAGGAATTCATAATTTGATATGTTTTCCTTTTGTTTAACTTTATTTTTTACTATTTCTTTAAGTTTTTGTTCTAACTTTTTTAATTCATTTCTCTCAATATTTCTATTTTTAAGTTGTTCGGTAATAGTTTGAATTTCGTTTTCAAAATCTCTGATTTGTTTTTGTTTAAGTGCAATCCGAGTATTGTTTTGAGAAATGTCATTTGTAAGTTTTGTAATCTCCTTAGATAGAGCAACGAATTGACGCTCTCGTTCTTGTTCTATCTTTATTGTCTCTTCTAGGTCTTGATAACCTTTCTGGAGTTCCTTTGCTTTATTTTGAGCGTCTGTAATTCTATTTAACCGAAACTCCTCCTCAATAGTTTGAGTGCAGGTAGGGCAGACCGAATTTTCGGTAAAGAATTTATGTTCTTTAGTAATAGTAGATACTTTTTGAGTGATTTTTCCCTTTAAATTATTAAGCTTCACCAATTTATCACCAGAACCAATGACTTCTTCTTGTTCCTTTGTGTATTTGAAAATTTCTTCTTCGGTCTTTGAATTTTCATTTATATAAGTCTCAATTTCTGAAGTTAAATCGGAAATTTTCCGATTATTAGAATCAATATTAGCATTACCACGATTCTCAAGTTCTTCAATAAAACTTTGCTGCATCTCAATCTTTTCTTCCATTGACTTTTCTTGGAAGGTCAAATCTTTTATTTCTTCATTGAATTTACGTATCTTATCTTTGATTACAGAATTCATAGAAGAAAATATTTTTATATCCAACAAATCTTCTACAATTTCTCTTCTTGTTGCAGCAGAAAGTTGCATAAAAGGAACAAAAGAGGCACTACCAAGAATCACAATCTGAGTAAAAGATTTATAATTCAATTTAAGAATACTTTCCTCTAATTGTTTTTGCTGATCTATCGTAGCAGAAGATTGATTTTGTAATACACCATCAATCCAAATTTCAAAAATATTTGGTTTGATTCCTCTTACTACTTTATATTCTTTAGTACCAATACTAAATTCAATTTCAACCAAACAATCTTTAGAATTAGTTGAATTTATAAGTTGAGGTTTTGTAATTTTTCGGAATGCTTTGTTAAACAGAACAAAACATAAAGCATCCAGCAAGGTACTTTTTCCTGAACCATTAGAACCAACAATCAATGTTGTTTGATTGTCAACCAAATTAATTTGTGTTGGTTGATTTCCAGATGATAAAAAATTACGATATGAAATTTTTTTGAACAGAATCATAATCTCGTGGGGGTATTACAAAGTCATTAGGGGTAATTATAGCATAACTATATCCATACACTTCACAGGTTTTTATTGCTACTTCATCTTCTACTTCAACTACAGACATTTCTGGATAATCTTCTGCTTCCAAAAGTCCAGCGTATCTATAAGCGTCATCTTCTTCCTCAAAAATATACAAAGTCTTATCTCCGTCTTCATTCAATACTGCATAAGCACCTTCATCTTCTTGTTCTTTAATTGATAGTATATACATTATTCTATTTCTAATGCTTCTTTATAAACATCTCTTAGAAGATTTTTAATAATTGTTTTATCCAAACTAAATTCAGCTTCTTCAACATATTTATCCAAAATGCTAAGTGTATCTTCTGCCGAAAATTGTTCATTATTTACATTTTCGTCATAAACATCAAAATTTTCAACAATCTTAAACTCTATAGGATTTGCATTCATAATTTGACTTACAAATTTGTCAAACTTTAGATGATTTTCTTTTTTTTCAACAAAAAGTTTAACCATTTTGTTTTTTAATAAGGAAAAATCAATATCTTCGCATTCATCATTATAGTAAACTTTTTCAAACATTGTATAAGGGTTTTCAATTCTTTGTAAAGAATAATCATCAATATCTAAAATATGAAATCCTCTTTTATCATTTACATCCGACCAAAACATTTGATATGGATTTCCTAAGTAAAAGATTTTTCCATCATTACTAGAAGTATGATAATGGCCAGAAAATACTCTATCAAATTTTTGAAATATATTTTTACTCAGTCCATTTTCTTGTACGTGTCCTGGATAAACAGAAAATCCAGATAGTTCCAAGTGCCCAAATACAACCTTTGCACTTGTATCTTCCAGCAAAGAGAATACTTCTTTCTCATTGTCAGAACAAATCCAAGGCAAGAAAACACATTCAGTATCACCAATTTGAGTTTGAATTGGTTCTGATATTTTTACAATATTTGAATACTCATTCAATAAAACATCAATTGAATTTACTTCATTCGTATTTTTGTAATACGCATCGTGATTTCCAACAATACTATAAACTTTAATTCCAAGTTCTTCGAACTTATCATATACATTTTTCTTTGCCCACTGCAATGCCCAGTAATCAACTCCCTTGCGATTATCAAAGGCATCACCAAGGTGAACAACTACTTTAATTTTATTTTTCTTTAGAGTTGGAAAAAATATATCATTATAAAATTTTTCAAAATATTCGTGAAATGCTTTATTTGCTTTACGAAAATTATAATGAGTATCAGTTATAAGTCCGATTTTCATTGATATGACTTCATTTGAATGTTTTCTTTAATTGTATTGTAATCTGAAGAATTTGGTGAATCGTCATCCACATAAAATAATTGTTCGTATCCACTTCTTTCAATAATTTTTTCCTTTATTTCCATTTGCTTTTTCTCTTTTTGGATACGACGCAAAAAAGCATAATATACAATTTGAGTAAAATATGCAAAAGGATTTGACCTATTTACATCAAAATTATTAATATACTGAACACAATTCTCAACTCCATCACTAATCATATCTTCACGAAAAATGTAATTTACAAAATTAGGACGATATGATAGATGAGTTGCAATCTTAAGGAAACAATCACCAAGATAATTTGTTATTGGTGGTGCTGGTAAATTCTGCTCTTTTGCTGCTTTAACTTTATTTTTATAAACCAATAAAGCATCATAAAAATCTTTATTGTTTACGTAGTGTGGATTCTTTTTTGCTTTATTCATTTGTAGAACAGAAAAATTTACTTTTAGATGATTACCATCTTAGCACATAATGATGAACTTGACAAACTCACGTAATGTGACTAAAATCACTCTGTTAGGTTTGAAGATAAATTATATCTTTTAATTATTAGATTTATATAATTTTTCTAGGGAGATTCTGGCATCAGCAATGTTTGAAAGATATCCCATTCTTTCTGATAACTTTGTTTTATTTGATTTTTTATTCTTATCTTTTACGTACTTTTTATGCATTTTAATTAAATCTTTATCGTAAGTTTCAGTGATTGTTATGACTTTATCCATATGAACTATGAATAAATCTTCATCACTCATCTTTACCCAAGGACTTACTTTAAT